AAGCTTAACAAAATGCGCCTCACGCTGGAGCAGTTGCGTCGCTATTGCTCACAGCGTGGAATCGGGGGGGCATCGTGAGCGCCCTAAAGCGAAGCACTCAACCTGGTGGCAGTTGCAAGGTGCTGGCGAAAGGTGATAAAAGACGGTTGAGCGATGGCCGTAACGCATGGCGGAAAATGGACACCGCGCAGCGGGAAGAGTTTGTAGTGTTCCTTCTGGAAAATGGCCTTACGGACGTTGCTAGCTTTGTTGAGGTGTCGAAATGATGACCGGCGGATTTTCTATTGAGAGAGAGGTCAGAATTACGGTCGAGGTTGTTGACGGATTCGACTTGAAAGGAAACGAAAATGTTCACTTCAAGGAAGAATTTCTGTTGGGCTATCTGAGTGAGGGATTGGAAAGCTTAGCCGAGGTTGAGCAAGTGTTAGAGGATTTGGAAGTGTCGCATTTGGACGACAGGGAATCGGTATCGGCACCGTCTAAGGTGGCGAAATGACTACGCCTCTACCTAACTCACTGATCACGGTTGGCCCCCCTCAACGCAAGTTCGGGAACCTGTTATGGGCTCCGGTCAATAAACTAGCCGTTGACCTGGTCGGGTTACTCTCCGAAGGGGGCAAGCTTCGCGAGAACCTTTCCGAACGTCACCTGGAGAAGCTGGAAGCTATGGGTTTTACGATCGAAGCTGTATGGCCGGGTATGCGTCGGGGCGTTGACTGGAAAGCAACCCGAGGGGGGGAAGGGTGAGCGCCTCGACGCACGTTCGGCGGCCTCTGCTGGCGGTCGGCACAGACGCTAAGACGGTGAAGGGCCTGGAAGCCTTGGGTGTGCTGACGGGGATTCTGTACATGGCTCCGGCTGACCTCTCGGGGTTTAACGTCTGCTCACATTGCAGTCCGGGATGTAAGGGCTCTTGCCTCAACACGGCCGGTCGGGGGGCCTTCGGCAATGTACAGGCCGCGAGACTAGCGAAAACGCTTTTATTCTTTCAAGACCGGCCCGCCTTTCGGTGGAATCTTGAGCTTGACGTTGAGGCTCTGACACGAAAGGCCGAGCGTGAAAACCTGGTTCCGGCCGTGCGCCTCAACGGAACGAGTGACCTACCCTATGAGCGTATCTTTCCCGATCTTTTTGAGAAGTTTCCGGCGGTCCGTTGGTACGACTACACGAAGGTTCCGGGCCGTGTCATTCCGGCAAATTATCACCTCACGTTCTCGCGTTCGGAGGAGAATGACAAAGCTTGCAGGGCCGAGCTTCAACACGGCCGGAATGTCGCTGTAGTCTTCTCAACTCCGAAGGGTCAACCGCTGCCGTCAACGTGTTGCGGCTGGGAAGTGATCGACGGTGACCTCACAGACGCTCGGTGGATGGATGGGGGGAAGGGACAGGGGCCCTACGTAGTCGGGCTCAGGGCGAAGGGGAAAGCCCGGAAGGATACTTCCGGTTTCGTAATTCATCCCGACCTGGCACACGCATTCACCTAAACGCTGACCGCTAACCCGCCCGGCCTGGCCCCCGTCACGTTTCACAATGTGGCGGGGGCTTTTGCGTGCAGCTCGTTAGAACTTTTGCGTTGCAGCTCGTTAGAAAAAAGGGGGGGGCCTTCCTGCTGGCCGAGGGTGTCGCGCCCTAGTCACGGGGCCTGGAAATCTGCTAGGGGCTGTAGGCGGGAAGCTAGGGGGGTTGGTGTGGCAAGGGGGGACCGCCCCCCACACCCTACGCCCATGTGTGGGACTCGGCCCCCATACCGACCCATGACCGGCCTTGCGTGGCTAGTCGGGCGCGGTTGGTCCGTCCCTATAAACCCCATGGGGCACAAGGGTTTGCGGGGCCTTGCGCGCCCATGCAAACCGCGCACCATGCACCCCCCCCAGGCAAAACTGGGGCCGCCCGTACTTGTACTACCCAACACACATCGCGACACCATATAAGCCCAATCCCCAAAAAAATCTGCTATATTGGTGGAACTAGCGCATTCAGATATGAGTGGAGGCTTAGTATGACGGTTAACGGTGTGGACATAGTGGAGCAGTTACGGGGCCGGTTACGGTTCTACCATGTAGGCGATCCGGTCCGTAGGGATATGGAGCGAGCCTGTGAGGAGATTGATGAGTTGCGCGTTGCTGCATCGGGGCCGGTGCTATACGAGCAACCTGGCGTTGTCCCGGCCTTGGATGCTGCGTCTGTTGGTGCGTGGCTGGACGCGGAGGGCATCAAGTTATTGCCCTGGCAGCGCAAGCGTTTGGGGCTAGTCCCCGCCCGAACAGACCCCGAAAAGCAAAGAACACTTGAAAGTGTGCAGTAAACGGCTTGGTTGTGCCATTTTTTGTAAAAAAAACACTGAGCTATGAACAGATCCAGAACAATAGTAAACAAGTTAAACAATAAACAACCTATAGCTGGTGATGGTGGGAGTGATGGCGATGTGTTTCTGGACATAGATTACGCCAGCCAGGTTTCTGGAGAGAGGGCGCGTCCTTTCGTCGCCGTCTCTTGTGCGATGATATTGATCGCGGTCAGGGATATGCGAGAACGTAGGCCGGAATACATCCAAAGCCGCATCAGTTCCATTGTCTGGATGGTGTCGAGTGCAGCGACACCTTGGTTTGACGCTTCGGGTGTAGACCAGCAATACGCACTTAACGGCATGGATTGGGTGGGCCACGCGCAGCAGGTACTCGAGATGCACTCGGGCGAGCTTTCTGACGAGCAGTCAGAGTTACTCAGGGGAGGGTTGGGGTATCTTGGCGAACACCCACCCCCGAAAGCCGTTTAACCGCTAGGAGATGGGTATGACTTTGTCACCGGAGATGGGTGGTTGTCCACTTGGTTGCCCAATACGCAGCAACGATTCCTGGCCGCGCTGGATCAAGATGCGGGATGGGTCGGTAGTTTGGTTCCACGATGTCGTAGGCTGGGACGGCGAGTGGGTCCAGGTTCGTTCCAGCACAGATTTTTATGATGATTCGGAGCGAAGTGTGAACGAATGGATCGGCTGTCGGCATCCATTGCGGTCTACGAGCATTCGCTGGAGCGAGGTAGTGGCGCACGGTGAGGTTGACTCTTAGTTTTCGGGGCCATCCAATGCTGGAGCTATGATGCCGTACAGGGTCAAAGGAAAGACGGTCGAGGTGAGCAGACCGAAGGGCTGGGTCACGCTCAAGGTGCATAGCACCCCGGCCCATGCGAAGAAACACCTGGTCGCGCTGAACATGAATGCTCGACACGCCAAGCCGTACCCGAAGTGATTCGCGGGGCACTTACTTGCTTAGCGGTGTTGGTCTTTGCTGCTCCGGTAGATGCTCAGATTGTAGGGATTGGTGAGTACCGGGACGGTTCGGGCTCACAGTTAGTTGCGGAGGTGGCCCTAGCTACTGCGCTTGGGCCATTCGCCCCGAATGTGCTTCTGACGTTCGATCTCAACGGCGACGGTAGGCCCGTGATCCAGCCCCAGATAGGCACTATCCTGTTCGATGGATTCAGTGTAGACGCTGGCTTCAGTGCTGGCCCTTCGGATTATACTGAATGGGAGCCGCATTTCGCTGTCACGAACGTAGCGTACCTAATCGGATCGCTTGGGCTGGCGGTTACGTTTGCATGGCAACCGTGGAATGGGTGGGCTAGGTCGTCTGTCGTGAAGTTCAACCTGGCGCTTTGATGACGCCCGAGGCGATTAAGGAATCGGCCAATGTTAGCTTCAGCCTTAGCTTCCTACTTCAGTTGGTAGGTATCTTGATGGCTGGCGTGTGGGGCTACAGCCAGCTTGACGCTCGCATATCTGCCATCGCCAACGCATCGGCCCAGCACACCGAGGGCATCGAACGGATTGAACTTACAGTAGAAAAAAACCAAGACGCACCGATATCAAGTGACCACATCCAGAATACGAAGCTGAATTGGCTTGAGTCGGTTAACGCGGATGTACTCAAGCGTTTGGACCGCATGGAGATGAGGATTTATGAGATGAGGGAGGGGCGTTGAACTACGAGGAGTCCATTGAGGAGATGCGAGCAGATCCGGCCCTGTTCGTGGAAGGGATACTCGGCGCTGAACCGGATGCGTGGCAGACCGAGGTCATGGCTGCGGTAGCGGCAGGAAATCGCGGTATCAGCATCAGGTCAGGCCATGGCGTAGGCAAGACGAGCGTTCTTAGCTGGCTCGCGCTTTGGTGGATTGGTACGCATTACCACGCGAAAGTAGTGATTACGGCACCAACGGCGGCGCAGTTGCATGATGCACTGCTGCCTGAAGCGAAATCATGGCTAAAACAGTCGCCAGCGGCGTTCCGAGACTTGTTTAACGTCAAATCCGACCGGATAGAGCTGATCGCTGATCCCGAACGCAACTTTATATCTGCGAAAACCAGCAGGGCAGAACAGCCTGACGCACTTCAGGGTGTCCACGCTGATCACGTTCTCTTGATCTGCGACGAAGCGAGCGGTGTGCCTGAACAGGTTTACGAATCTGCTGGCGGCTCAATGTCAGCACATCACGCTACGATGGTTCTGGCCGGTAACCCAATCAGAAGTACCGGCTATTTCTACGATACTTTCCACAAACTTGCTGATCGGTGGAAAACTTTCCACATATCGTGCGAAAAATCTAAGCGCGTATCTAACGAATACATCGAAGAATGCCGACTGCGTTACGGTGAGGAGTCGAATACCTACCGCGTCCGGGTGCTTGGAGAGTTCCCTAAAGGCGATGACGATACGGTTATCCCCCAGGAGTTGGTGGCAGACGCAATTAGCCGTGATGTAGAAC